TGGGACGCGATGCGATTTGCGCGGGGGATCAGCCGGTGGGATAAGCCCTTCGCGATCGGGCCGGAGCCGGTGCCGAAAATCACAGTGACGGAGGATAAAGACGATGCATGACCCTGTAAACCATCCCGCCCACTACACGGACGGGAACATCGAAGTCATAGACTTCATCGAAGACAAGAAGCTGGGCTTTCACTTGGGGAACGCGGTCAAGTACATCTGCCGGGCGGGGAAGAAGGATCCAGCAAAAACAACAGAAGACCTTAACAAGGCGGTCTGGTACATCAGACGGTACATCCAGACTTACGGAGGCACGGACAATGAAAGCAATTCTTGAGGATGCATTCACGGGCGGCGGCGTTCCGGTCAACTTGGAGATCGAGCGCGAGGGCGGGCACGTCAGGTTGATCATCACGCCGTGCGCGGAGGGCGGTGAGGCGTTCCGGATGGTGCTGACGGTGGAGGAAGCGGACTGCAACGAGGACAAATAACATGACAGCAAAGGAGTATCTACAGCAGATATATCACATCAATCAGAGGATCAAGCGCATAGAGCGTCAACGCGATGACCTGCGGGCGTCCATGTTCGGGATGCACAGCCCGGCAGGAAACATGGATACTGACCGCGTGCAGACTTCCGGGAGCGGTGACGCGATGCTCAAAATGATTGCGCGGGTTGACCTGCTGGAGCGTGAGATACTCCGGGAGATGGATCGTCTGATTGACCGCAAGGAGATCATCACCGCGCAGATCGAGGCGATGGAGGATGAGAGATACAAAACAGTCTTGTTCGAGCGGTATGTACTGTGCCGCAGGTGGGAGTGGATAGCGTGCGACATGCACTATCAAATCAAGTGGGTGTATGCTCTGCACAGTCAGGCGCTTGAGGCATTCGCGGATAAATATGATTTGAGGGATTAAAACATACCTAAACAGATGTTATTGTGGTATGGCGAGAAAGCAGGTACAGCACACAGCTTTACTCTTCATGACCCTCCTTTGTGTCGGGCGGCAGGTATCATATGATGCTTGCCGCTTTTGCATTGACGGGGGGTGTCGCTCAGGAACCAGCGCCGCCAGAAAAAAGGGGGAGGGGGTATCTTCCGGAAGAGGATACCGCAACTAATCCCTGCCCTGTCCGTACAAACGGAGGCGGGGCATGTTCCGAAATGGTACGGGTGCCGCACGTCTCGCGCACTGTGTACCGCTTTGGAACTACGGGCGGCACTACATAGTCCGGGCCCTGGCTTTCAAGGGGGACGGGGTATGCCCGGCGCATAGTCGCGCACACCACCGGCATGATGCCGGAGCATGCCGCGCCTACTCTGTGCTGCCTGCATCATCGTACACACCAACAACACAAAGGATCATCAGGCAATGGCAAGATCAAACCGCTGGCCTTACATCAGGCGCATGGCATGGGATCGTGACCGCAAGAACAAAGCGCCTTGTCATATATGTGGACAGCCGATCAATTACTTTTTGGAACCTTCGAGCTGTCCTGACGCTTACGAACCTGATCATATCGTTCCGGTCGCGAAAGATCGGAGCCTTGAATTAGACTTAAATAATATTCAGGCTTCACATAGGCGCTGTAACCGATCGCGCGGCGATGGGACGAACGGCGAAAACATCATCGGGATGCAAAGCCGCATCTGGTGAGGACGGAGCGGCGGACGGTGAGGCGGCAGGGGCCTGATTATCTTTGGGCTGAGGGGCCGCGCCGACTTCACCGGCCCGCTGTGTTTTCCCTCCCCGACGCTTTAAACCTTTTTCAGAGGCCCGCACGGGCCCACAGAGGACAATATGGACGCAAGACAGAAAAAACTATATCAGAAGAGCCCCGAAGCCCTTCTTGAGGCCATTCTGTCCATGCAGAAGAAACTGGCGGACAATAAAGAGCTGTTTGCTGACGCTCCGCTGTCCGTCGAGGCTGAAATGGGCGATGGTCGATTTATTCAGAGGGCCAACCCGGATGTACAGGAATACAGGGCGCTTGTGCGGGATTTTTCATCCGCGCTGAAAGCGTACAAGGATATAGTCGGGAAGATTGAGGCTCCCGAAGCAGATTCCCTTGGTGACATCCGGGCGCGGTTCAGGGTGGCGAAATGATGGGAAAAACAGTTCCGCGCATATACACCGCGCCTTTCCGGGAGCTGACGCCGGACACGTCGCTCGGTTTTGCCTGCGTGGAATATGCAAAAACAGTATTGGGTAAGAACCTTTACCCGTGGCAGGAATGGGCCTTGATACATGGGCTGGAGATTGTCGGAGAGCTTGGCGGCGACTGGAAATTCAGATTCCGCACGGTTCTTTTTTTGATTTCCAGGCAAAACGGCAAGACGGTTCTGTCAGAGGTGATTGCCAGCTTTTTCCTTAACGTTCTTTGCGTAGACAGCATTTTCGGAACGTCCCTGTCACTGGACAAGGCCGAGGAAGTCTGGGAGGCAGTCGTCCAGGATCAGGAAACCATTCCGGCACTGTCAAAAGACCTCCAGCGCGTAGGAAGAACGAACGGATCAAAGAAGCTGGTATTAACCGGGCTAAGACAGTACAAAGTCGGCGCTCCCACCAGACGGGCAGGCCGTGGCGACAGCAACGACCTTGTCATGCTTGATGAGGTCAGGGAGCAGAGGGATTGGGAAACCTGGGCGGCATCCGTGGCAAGCACCAACGCGAAGCCAAACGGCCTTGTTGTCTGCTTTTCCAACGCGGGCGATCCTGACAGCGTGGTTCTCCGCCAGCTCCGCGAGCAGGCAATCTCATACATTGACGGGACTAAAGCCGGAGATTTCGGCGGGGATGTGGACGGTGCAACGCTCGGCCTGTTTGAATGGTCGGCAGAGGACGGCGCGGCGACAGATGACCTTGAAGCGCTGGCACAGGCAAACCCGGCGTTGGGCTATGGGTATCTAACTGAAAGAGCGCTGCTTTCCAACCGTCAGACGTTCCCGGAAAGCAAATTCCGGTCAGAATGCATGTGCCAGCAGGTTGCAACGATACTCCCGCAACCTTTCCCAGAAGGCGCTTGGGACGGCGGGGTTGACATGGCCTCCGGCATCGCTCCGGAGGCTCCGCTGTACTACGGGATCGACCTGTCGAACGACAGGCGTTGGACTTCCATTGGCGTTTGCGGGCTGCGCGAGGACGGGCAATGGCACATTGAGTTAATCGCGCGGAGGATCGGGACGGAATGGGCGCTTGACTGGTTCCGGGCGCGGGCGATGCGGCAGAAGATGAAGCTGGCCTTTCAGGGGCGCGGCGCTCCCGTGTCGGGACTGGCTGAACAGATATGCACCATTGACGGAGTTGAGCGCGTATCAATCGAAGGCTCGGAACTTCCGACCGGGTGGGGACGCTTCTGGGATGGGATCGCCGCATCCGCTCCGGTTCTGCCGGGAGAGACGCCACGAGGCGGAGCGAGGATTTACCATCTTCCGCAGCCGGTCATGGATCAGCCTGCGAAAACCATGCAGATCCGGCAAATGGGCGGCGGGGCAGAAGTTCCTGACCGCGTTAAAAGCCCTGACGATATCGCGCCGCTGTTCGCCTGCATTATGGCATTCACGGCGGCGACAATGATTAGCAAAGAGAAATCAAAGGTTTACGAATCAGCTTACGCGAACGGCGCACAGCTGATTTTTTGTTGAGAAAAGGAGGGCGTGAAAAATGCCTGGAATAACGCAAAAGCTCCGCGGATTGTTCGGGCGCACGACCATCCACGTTAGTTTGATGCCGGAAGAAAACCCGCGAGTGGATGGATTGAGCGCAAGACAGCTTTATGCAACGCAAGCCAACCTTCACGCGGTGGTTTCCTTCCTGTCGGATTCGGTGGCGCAGCTTCCGCTGAAGGTTTACAGGCGGGACGGCGAAAATGACCGCCAGCGCGACAGGGAGAGCGGAGCGGCGAAACTTCTGTACAGGCCGAACGCCGACCAGACGAGCTATGAATTTTGGAATGCCGTCTGTACGGAACTGCTCCTGATGGGCGTATCTACGGTCTGGGTTCTGCCGGATGCCGAGAGCGAGAGCGGGCATCAGCTCCGAATAATCCCGAAAGAGTGGATTATGGACAGCGAGCGCAAGACGAACTACGCGCCGAACACGATCAGGATCACGGCGGAAACCTCCGGAAACATCATCGAGATACCGCGCTCCGAGTTCGTGCAGTTCCGCATGTATTCGCCGGGCAATCCGGGCGGCTATCAGTCACCGCTTGCCGCGCTCCGGCAGACGCTCAACGAGCAGATACAGGCTGATAAGTTCCGGACAGAAATCTGGACATCTTCGGGGCGCTTCAATGCTTACCTGACAAGGCCGTCAAACGTTCAGCCGTGGAATGACGAACAGCGCAAGGCGTTTATTACCGCGTTCCGCGAAGGCTGGGGCAAGGGCGGCGGCAATGCCGGAAAAATCCCTCTGCTTGAGGACGGCATGGAGATAAAGCCGTACCAGTTCAACGCAAAGGAAGCGCAGTACGCCGAAACGAAACAGCTGAGTCGCGAGGACGTAGCGGCGGCGTATCACGTCAACCCTTCACTCATCTGGCACACCACGACACAGACCTACGCAAGCGCGAAAGACAACGCGCGGGCATTGTATGCCGATTGTCTGGGCCCGACGCTCCAGATGCTACAACAGAGGGTTAATGCGTTCCTGCTTCCGATGATCGGGGCCGATCCTGAGACGTACGTGGAATTTGACCTGACCGAAAAACTCAAGGGCAGTTTCGAGGAACGCGCGTCAATCCTTCAGGCATCCGTGGGCGGGCCGTGGCTTACCCGGAACGAAGCGAGAGCAGACAACAACCTGCCGCCGATCGAGGGCGGGGACGAACTGATTGTTCCGCTGAATGTCATTCAGGGCGGGCAGGCATCGCCGCAGGACACGCATATGAACCAGAATAGCGCAGAGCCGGAAATAAAGCGGATCATTCCGACGCATCGGAAAGACCGCGATGAAACCATCAGGATCAAGGGCAATGCTGAGGAAGAAGAAAGCGCGGATGTAGCGGAAATCCTGCGAAAGTTCTTTAAGCGTCAGGCAAATTCAGTTCTGCCGAAAATCGGCGCGGGCTCTGACTGGTGGAACGCTGAGCGATGGGACAGCGAACTTGCGGCAGACCTGCTTCCGGCAGTCGATCAGATAGCGGACGCGCACGGCATGAGCACCGCGGAATTGCTCGGCACGGAGTACGGGCAGGAAGTCACGCGGGAATATCTGAAAACCATGACCGAGGGCCGCGCAAAGGCAATAAACGCATCCACGCTTGAGAAGCTGGAAGCCACGCTTGAGGACGAAGAAAAAGAGCCGTCCGAGGTGTTCGAGAAGCGCGAAAACAACGATGCTGTGACGTTCGGGCAGTCGCTCGCTTCTTGCGTGGCGGGCTGGGCGATGCTTGAGGCTGTCCACCAGGCACAGGATCAGGGCTATACCCGGAAGGTTGAAAAAGAATGGGTTACTGGCCCAAACAGCCGACCGTCACATGCCGCGATGAACGGGCAGAGGGTTGGCATTGATGAGAAATTCAGCAACGGCGCGAACTGGCCCGGAGATGACACGCTTGACCCGGCTGAATCGTGCGGATGCAACTGCACGACGGCAGTGATTATCACGGAGGAATAAGCAATGGAGCACAAATATAAAGAATTTGCACTGCGAAAAAGTGCAGACGATACAGAGAAGGACGCCGGAACGATATCCGGGTTCTTTTCCACCTATGACCGCATCCCGGACAGTTACGGCGACATTATCGCGCCGGGAGCATTCACGGAAACGGTCAAGGCCCGCGAAGAGAGCGGGCATCCGTTCCCGCTTTGCTGGAACCATGACCTTGATCAGATCATCGGAAAAGTAGACAGCATAGAAGACACCGAAAAGGGCCCGCTGATGACAGCGAGCTTTTTTAATACTCAGCTGGCGCAGGAAAAGCGCGAAATTGTCAAGTCCGGCGTCGTTTATCAGTTCAGTTTTGCATACGACGTGAGGGACGCAGAAGAGGTGACGCTGGAGGATGGGACGAAGGCAAACGAGCTTCGGGAGCTTGACCTTTTCGAGGTTTCGATCGTGCCGATCCCGGCAAACCAGAACGCGGTCATGACTGAGGTAAAAGCCGGCAGACGTAACAGCAAGGCAGACGCCGACAAATTAGAGCAGGCCATCACGCTGATTCGGGATGTACTCGGACAGCTTGAGGGAGCAGACGAACCGGACGACGGGGAGGACGAAGCAGAAGCCAACGGGGCACCGGAGGAGCAGAAGCAAAGCAACCCGCAGAAAGAGCGACTGCTTGAATACATCAAAAACATGGAGGTGTGACATGACACTGAAAGAACAGCTTGCGGAAGCAAAATCCGCACTTGCCGCGCTGAAAGAGCGCATAGAAGCAGACGACGCTGAAGCAATCGCGGAGGGTGAGAAGCTCCAGCAGGAAATCGAAGCCAAAACCGCAGAAGTTGAGCAGGCAGAAAAGAAAGCCGCTCTGCTTGGCGTGATTGGAAAGAAAGAAAGTGAGGACAACACCGTGGAAACCAAAAAGAATGCCGCCAGCCTTGGCGAGAACTTCATTGACACCCTGAAAGCAAAAGGCGCGAAATTTGAGCGCGGCGACAAGTTCGCTATCAGCGCTCCGGCATACATCAAAGCCGCAACTGATACACAGACCAGCCCGGCCGGAGCTGTGGACTATGCCACTACATTTGACCGCAATGTCGTGACTGCTCCCCGCGTTGACCTTGTGATTCGCGACCTGTTCGGAGCAGAAACCATTTCCGGCTCTACCCTCGTTTATCTGGTTGAGGGCGCAATTCAGGGCGCGCCGGACGTGACCGCTGAAGGCGCTGAGAAGCCGCAGGTACATTTCGCGGATCCGACCCCGAAGACGGTTTCCCTGAAGAAAATCGCCTGCCACATCAAAGAGTCTGAAGAGTATATCAACGACTTCCCGTTCCTGGCTTCTGCGATCAACGGCAGGCTGCTGTATGAACTGGGTCTGGTAGAACAGAACACTCTGGTAACTGACCTGCTTGCCACTTCCGGCATCGGCACCGGCTCCATTACGGCGGCGGCTACTTATCTGGATGTTGCGGAAGCAATCCTTCAGGCGGCTATGGACGTGCAGGCGGCTTCCGGCTTTGCGGCTGACGCAATCGCTCTGAACCCGGCAGACTGGTTCAAGCTGAGAACCGTTAAGGCATCCGGCACAGGCGAATATTTCGGCGGCGGTTTCTTCGGCGCTCAGAACGTTCCGAACCTGTGGGGCATCCCGGTATGTGTGACACCGGCGATTGCTGCGAACAAGTTCGTTGTTGGCGCATTTAAGACCTGCGGCTCTGTCGTTGCTAATGGCGGCGTTAGGGTTGAGGCAGTCAACACCAACGAAGACGACTTCGTGAAGAACCTGATGACCATCAGAGCAGAAGAGCGTCTGGCTCTGGCTGTCCGCCGTCCGGCTGGCTTCAAGGTACTGACCAAAGCTACGACCTGATGACGATCTGACACCGGGAGGGCTACGGCTCTCCCATAACGAAAGGCGGTGAAACCGAATGCTGAAAGAATACATCGTGAACGGTAAACAGTACCAGTACGAAGAGGGCGAACAGCCCGAGGGCGCTGTTGAGGTAAAGGCGGTCGAGCCGTCTAACAAGGCGGTTAAGCCCGCAAATAAGACCCGCAAGGCGGTGAGGACAAAATGAGCCTGATAACCATGTGGGGCTACGAGCTGACCAACGCTGACGCGCTGCCGGATTTACTGAGCGCCGCCGACTTTAACACGCTGACCGCGAATCGCTTTTCCGGAGATGTTCGCATTCCGCAGGAGCTGAAGGCGGCAAGCATGGCAATCCGTAACTATATCGGCTGGCATCTGTACCCGGCAGAGGAGTGCAGGCTGAAGATGAACATGCAGAACCGACGAATTGTTTTTGTTGGATCTGACATTCTCATCCAGCTTCCGGCTAAGTTCGTGACGGATGTTGGCAGTGTCGTTATCGGTGAGAAGGAATACAGTTTTTCGTTTGAGACTAACGGCATTCTGCGCGTCTATGACGTGGACTGCCGCGGACTGAAACGGTATTCCGAAATCACCATCATTTACACTGCCGGACTGTCTGACGAGTACATGGGAGCGATTAACGAGCTTGTGGCGCATCGCCTGACGCACGCGCTGACGAGCTCTAACGGCGTGACCAGCGAAACGGCGGGCGGCGTGAGTATTACTTACAATTCCGGCTGGGTTAATTCTTCGCGGGCAACGGCGCTTCCTTCCGATAACAAGGAAGTGCTCGCGCCATACCGCTGTCAGGGGGTGTTCTGATGCTTCCTTCTTTTGCACGGCAGACCGTGACGATCATCAGGCCCGGCATCCAGATTTCGCGGGGATCAGAAATCCCCGACTGGAGCAACCCGACAACGATCACTGTCAACAACTGCTCCGTCCAGCCTGCCGCAAGCGGATTGTCACAGGACGGGCGCGTGCTCGGCATCCTTGACGGCCTGACCGGCTATTTTCAGCCCGGAACGGACATCCGGGAGGGCGACCGCGTGTTGTATGACGGGCTGGCCTACACGGTCAACGGCGTTCCGCGCGCGTGGCAGTCCGCAACCGGGAGGGCGTCTTACATTCAGGCGAACCTGAGGAGGTGGGACGGTTAATGGCAACACAGATCAAAATCACATCGTGGAACAGCAAAGGCTTCGAGGGGATCCTTTGCAGTCCTGGAGCTGATGAAGTCTGCCGCCAGCAGGCCGTCCGCATTCAGGCCGCGGCGAACGCCGGGAATCGCTTCGGCGGGAACGGGTTCGAGATACACGGCGAAATTGTACTTCGTTTCGGGTCAAAGCGTGTTGAGTGGTTCGTGAAAGCTACGGATTCGGCGGCAATAAAGGCGTGCTCAGAGGATCACGTTTTGCAGGGGGCTATATGATCATCAAAATTCCAATAGACATAGAGGATGAAGTCAGGAAAGCGCTTGACCCGTACCTGACTGTTTTTTGCCGACCGCTCCCGAAATCCTTTGAACTTCCGTGCATTCTTGTTAGCAAGACGGGCGGGAGCGACACAGACAGCATTGACAACTTTAATGTGGTTCTGGACGCCAGGGCGAACACTGAAGCGGAAGCGGACAGGTATCTGCGGATTGCTGTCGGCATCCTGAAAGAAGTTGCCGCGATGCAGATCACCGAGCTGCGGCATATCACTGTTAATTCTTCCGGATCCTGGGGCACGGATCCCGTCAGGCCGGAGCTTGCGATGTGTACGGCAACGCTTGAGGTTGTCGCGCATCAAACTACTATGGAGGTTTAAACCATGACACATGATGTAAATCTTGGCGTAGGCAACTATGCAGAATCCGGCGTGACCGGAATGTTCTATCATGCGCCTGCCGGAACTGCCCTTCCCACTTTTCCGGGCGATACGCTCGGGCAGGCCTGGACAGAGGTTGGCGCGATTTCCGCGGACGGCATCACTTTTAATTCCAACTGGAGTTTTGAAAAGCTGAAAAACTGGGCGAACCAGACCGAGCGGATGCTTCCCGGCGATGAGAGCGGCACGGTCAACGCTCCGGTTATTGATACGACCGAGGAGAGTTTCAAGACCATCTTTGGAGCGAACAACGTCACCGTGACAGCGGCGACCGCAACACACGGCAAGCTGATCAGCGCTGACGTGACCGCCACCAACCTGCCGGATGCTGAGGCGTATCTGTTCCTGCTGAAGGACGATGACGACATGATCATGATCGGGACTACAAAGGGCTATATCTCCGAACTTGGCGAGGTTTCTTTCAGCTCGGACGCGGCTATCACATGGAGCCCGACCATCACGGCAGACAAATGGACGATCACGAAGGACAACGGGCAGAAATCTGCCTAACAAGGAGGACATATGAAAGAGATCACTCTCAATGCGGTTCCTGAGGAACGCAAGGTTCTTAAAGTCAACATTGGCAAGGAAACATACAGCGTGCCGCTGACCGGTTCGCTGTCGATCCGGGAAATGCGGGCAATGAAAGACGGGACAGAGGACGGCTTTGACTTCTTCGGAAGATACATCCCGCCCGATGTTCTGGACAGTCTGACAATGGACGAGTTTCGGGCGCTTAATGACGCATGGCGTGAAGCGTCCCGCGAGCAGTCCGATGTTGACATGGGGGAATAATTGGCCTCACGAAGTTTGTGTATGATCATCGTGAGGCGATCGAGAGCGATTTAATTAACACCGGGTATACTCTGGACGATGTGGGGCATTCCCTGAGCTGGGATGCCCTTAAATCGTTTCTGGCGTACGCCAAACCGGAATCCGCGCTGTATCGGGAGATCAGCCCGGAAATGTCAGAGTGGGCATCCCGGATTAAGACTAATTACATTCTGGCGGATATCTTTGACCAGCTGTCCGTAGCAAATGCCATGTTGCGAACGCTGGTCACGCATAAACGGTCAAAGCCGCCTGAGCCGTACAAGCGGCCCGGGGCGAAGAATAAGAAATCTAAGCGCATGGGTTCTAAACCTCTTGGGAGCGTGGCAGAGATGCGCGAGTGGATCAGTAAAAGGCAGGTGAGAAAGAATGGCGTTTGAAGTCGCAACCGCAACCGTTAGCATTGTGCCAAATATGAAAGGCGCACAGCAGACAATTTCAAAAGAGCTCGGCGCGGGCGGCGATAAAGCCGGAGAAACTGCCGGAAAAAGTATCGGCTCGTCTCTTGTCGGCTCCGTGAAGGGCATCGTTGGCGCTGCGGCGATCGGAAAATTTATCGGAGAAAGCCTGAAAGCAGGCGCTGACCTCCAGCAGTCCCTCGGTGGCATCGAAACGATGTTCAAAGAGAATGCCGACACGGTGAAGGGGTACGCTTCGGAGGCGTACCGCACCGCCGGTATCTCCGCGAACGAGTACATGGAGAATGTCACGTCGTTCTCTGCCGCCCTGATTTCCTCAATGGACGGCGACACGGCGGCGGCGGCTGAGCTGGCAAACACCGCCATGATTGACATGGCAGACAACGCCAACAAGATGGGCTCTGATATGGCATCTATCCAGACTGCATATCAGGGCTTTGCAAAGCAAAATTATACCATGCTCGATAACCTAAAGTTAGGTTATGGCGGCACTAAAACCGAAATGGAGCGCCTGCTTGCGGATGCGTCAAAGCTGTCAGGCGTTGAATATAACATTGACAATCTTGACGATGTATACGAAGCGATACACGTCATTCAGGAAGATCTCGGCATCACCGGCACGACCGCGCAGGAGGCGGCGTCAACCTTCAGCGGCTCTTTTGCGTCTATGAAGGCGGCGGCTACTGACTTAATGGGTAACCTGTCGCTCGGCAACGACATCACGCCGCAGATTCAGGCGCTGGGATCAACGATACAGACTTTTGTGACCGGAAATCTCCTGCCGATGGTCAGTAATATCGTCCAGCAACTCCCGACGATCATCGGGCAGCTGCCCGGCTTCTTTGCGGAGATGATACCGCAGATAATCCCTATGGCGGGACAGATGCTTGCAGGGCTGGCTCAGGGACTGATTGCTAATATTCCGGTTCTGGTCAGTGGCATCGGCGAATGTATCGCGAGCATAGTTGACACGTTCCTCAATACAGATTGGTTGGCAGTCGGTACGGATATTGTCAACATGATTGACGAGGGCTGGGCGGCACTGACCGACGCAGCAATCTCGCTCTGGGGCACGGTCGTCGATACCTTCACGCAGGTCATCGAAACCGTCCCGATCCTGTCGGATGCCTGGAATGTTATTACGACCACCGCATCAACTTTGTGGGAAGCAGTCACGACTACATTTACGTCCATCATCTCAACCGTGCCGATCCTGTCGGATGCGTGGGACGCCATCACGGAAACCGCGCAGACGATATGGGATGCGGTCGTGAGATTTTTTACCGGCGAAATCTCTGTATCCGACGTTGTAACGGGTGCGTGGGACGTTATTTCAACCACGGCGCAGACGATCTGGGATACTGTGGTAAAAATCTTCACCGGCGAAATCAGCGTTGTTGACATCCTGACCGGCGCATGGGACGCGATAACAGGCATAGGTGAAACAATCTGGGAAGCTGTCACGAACATCTTTACCGGCGAAATCAGCGTTGTCGATATCCTTACGGGGGCGTGGGATCTCCTGACCGCTCCGGCGCAGGTTGCCTTTGATGCCGCGGCGACGATTTTCGGCGGCGAAATTGATGTTGCGGAAATCGTGACTACCGCATGGGATGGGCTTCTCGGCGTTGCTAAGAGCGTCTGGGACGGCGCAAAGGCGGTCTTTGAGAACACGGCCCCGGCAGTGAAAGCGGTTGCTACAAAAGCATGGAACAGTCTGGGAGGAACGGCGCGCAAGCTCTGGGGCGCGGCTAAAAAGGTATTCGAGGGCGCGGCTCCGGCGGTTAAAACCGTATCGCTGACGGCATGGGGCACGATTGCGGGTACGGCGGAAACGCTTTTCAATGCCGCAAAGAATAAGTTTGAGAGCGTCGCGCCTACGGTCAAGGCAGTAGTCACGACCGCGTGGGATACACTGACAACAACAGCCGGAACAATCTGGGACGGCGTTAAGGATATTTTTGGTGATTTTGAAATCACATGGCCCGATTTCGGACAGCTGGCAAGCAGCGCTTTTGATGGGCTAAAAACAGCCGCCAAAACTGCGTGGGATTGGGTCAAGGGATTGTTCGGCGGCGGGGCCGATGATGAAACCGTGGCGGCTGTGCAGGGCTCTACGGACGAGATGGAGGCCGCCCTGCGCGAGTGCAATCTGGTTGTTTCCGAGGTTGACACATCGTCCATTGACACGGCGAACGACACGGTTAAAACCGCGACCGAAGGATGGGAAACGGAAGTTAGCGGCGTTGACTTGACGCTTCCTGTGGTTGATACCGCAAGCATGACCACGGCAACGACAGCGGTGTCAACGGCAGTTAGCCAGATGAAGGCATCCATGAACTATACATGGTCACTTCCGAGCGTGAACACTTCCGGACTGAGCACGGCGGTTAGCGCGGTAAACGGCGCAGTCAGCCAGATGAAGTCGGCTATGAATTTTTCATGGTCACTGCCGAAACTTCACGGAACGCTGCCGGTCATTTCTGTCAGCATGAAAGAGGCATCATCCTCTGACGGAAAAACAAAAGTTTCTTACCCTGATTTCTCAGTCGGGACGAAGTGGTTTGCAAAGGGCGCTGTTTTCACTCAGCCGACCATCATCGGCGTTGGTGAGGCCGGAGCAGAGGCGGCCCTGCCGCTTGATACGTTCTGGCGGCGCCTGGATGCGGAATTTGATAAGTCCCGATCCGGGGCCACGATTAACAACTACATTGAAGTCAACGGCGCGACCGATCCCGTAGCGTACGCGGACGAACTGGCGCGCGAGCTCCAGCTTCAGCTGAAGAGGGCATAACTATGGCAGATACATATGTTACCAAAGCGCCTACCGGCTTACAGGTGGAGCGAAACGGGAATGAATTTACTTTTTCATGGAAAATCCGCGACAAAGACCACGGCGCAAAGCAGACCTTTCAATATCAGATCATGGAAGGCGGCGCGTGGAACAGCGTTGCAGTCGTTCCGGCACAGACAAGCGTTTCCGTCCAGCTTGACCCGTCTGTCATCCGCTCCCTGTCTTTTCGGGTACGAGGACAAAGGAAAGCCTTTACTGAAAAAGTCCCGGCAACGAACAAGGACGGAAGCAAGAAGAAGGACAAGAACGGGAAGATAGTCAAGAAGACCGTCACTGTCAAGACGGCTATGTCGGCGTGGGCGACAAAAACCGCCGCATGGGTTCCAACAAGGCCCGCGCGTCCTACATTGGAATACACGCGGGATTCGGCTAATTCCGGCACGTTCAAGGTTGAGTTCAACACGGACAATGACGGGACGGGCATCGCGCGATACGTGCAGTACGAAACAGCAGCTTCAAAGAACACCAAAAACCCGCCGACCGACTTCTGGACGGGGCATACCGACATTGACGCAAGCGCCGACGTGTCCGAAGAGGTTTCATATACGGAGCAGAACGAGGACATCACAAAAGGCGGCGTGATACGCTGGTTCAGGGCGCGGACAATTGGAGCGGGCGGGACTGCCGGATGGGTTTACGCGCATCACGCGTACAGTAAACCGATCGTTCCGGCATTAAAAAACGCCACGGCGAAGCGGAACGCCGCGAGGGCATCCACGGCGATATATGGACGGTGGACAACCACACAGTCAATCCTCCGGCCCATTGACGAAGAAATCATGCAGTATGTATTCGCTGTGCCGGATAACGTCGCATGCAACCCGCCTTCGAGCGGATGGACTGACGCAATCTCCGTCACGCCGTCCGGTAAGAAAGACATTGTTACAGCGAGCGTATCGGAGCAGATAGCAACGGATCAGTGCCTTTGGGTGCGTGTCGCGGCGAAGCATGACGAAAGCTATACATCGTACAGTAAAGCGTTCCGGGTGACCGAGGCGAAACTTGCAAAGCCCGGCATCAGCGCAACTCCGAACTTCACAACCGGCAACGTTGACATCACGATCACGATAAATACATCGTGTGCCGTGGCGAAGCATCTGATTTTTTACCGGCCTTCAAAGTCCCCGAAGTCCGACAAGGTTATTGCGATCTTTGCGGCGGGGGAAACGTCCCGCACGATTTCGGTTCCGGCAATTATCGGTAAAAGCCGGTCGTGCTTCGGCGCGTATGCTTTTGTCGGAACCAACAGCGGCCTGAAGGTCAATGCGATCATGAAGTCTGACAAGGCAGTGGATCAGGACATCGCGCCTGTTGAGCCCGACCCGTTGACACTCGAAAAGGCGGGGGACGGTTCGGTTTCCTGCGGCCTGACGTGGAAGTGGGCAGAAGCGGACGAAATGGAAATCTCGTGGAGCGACAATAAGAATGCCTGGCAGTCAAACGTCACGCCTTCGTCCTGCATCGTCCCGGAGCCTGGGATTTCAAGTTGGAATATCCACGGGCTGGATGTTGGTAAAACGTGGTATTTTCAGGCCCGATATAAGGGCCAGTCAGATGATGATGAGATAACAACAGCATGGTGCGACATGCGGGAGATTGACCTTGCAACCGATCCGGATACGCCGAAACTCACGCTAAACCGTGATTTTGTTCTGCCGGGCGGCTCCGTGGGGGCAGCGTGGGATTACGTCAATACTGACAATTCGCCGCAGGACACATGCCAGATTTGCCTGGCTAACGTTTCCGGCTCAACAGTGACATACGGCACAGTCATCGCGCACGCCGGGAGCGAGCAGAACCTGACCGTCAATTACAACTGGCAGCGCGGCACAACATATCATCTGGCCTGCCGCGTCCGGGCGGATTCCGGGAAGTATTCAGAATGGTCAGATCCGATTAGCATCTACTGCCCGCAAAAGCCAACCGCACAGATTGTGTACGGCAATCCGTCGCCGATCACGAACGGCGTCATGACGCGGCTCGGCATTATTGCAATCGCAACGACATCCGACAACTGCGACGGCGAATATTCGCTGTCAATCATCAGGGCGAAGGACTACCACGTGGACAGGCCCGATGATGGGATTTATGACGGATATAACGGCGAAACGATATTCGCGGCATCCGGCTGGCACTATAACGGATCAGTGGCAGCTCATGCCCACGAACTGACGAAAGACACGCTGATCGGTGAGCTGGACGATGGAGCGCACTACAAGATTGTCGGGACGTTCGTTGATGCCTACGACCAGAAGGTAACAAAAACCGTTAACTTTAAAGTCAACTGGTCACACAAGGCATCCATCAAACGTCCGAGAGTTCAGGCAGACAAGAAACTCATGGCTATGCGGATCACTCCGCAGCAGCCGACCGGATACACTGCCGGGGATACCTTCGATATCTACCGGATCACCGCCGATCAGCCGGAGCTGATCGTAAAAGACGGCGCATACGGCACTACTTACGTAGATCCGTATCCCGGATTTGGCAATCTGTGCGGTCACAGGGTGGTTTCCAAAACTGCGACAGGATCGTACATCACAGCCGGAAACGGGTTGGCGTGGTATGACCTTGGCGAGCGCGACGGCGACATCATCAACAGCGATGCTATGGTGATTGATGCCAACGGCATGCAGATACAGTTGCCGTACAACCTCCAGCTGTCAAACAAGTGGAACAAGGACTTTAAGCGCACAAGCTACCTTGGCGGCTCTGTGCAGGGCGATTGGAATCCGGCAGTCCTGCGCGACCTGACCGCAAAAACGGTCATTGTGCGGAACGAGGACACGGGCGAACTGATGGATCTGCGGGATTTGGCGGCATACGCGGGCCCGGCACACATCAGGACGCCGGACGGCTCTTCCTTCTCCTGCGACATCCAGGTATCGGAAGACGCCGCATATGACAACAGAACAGTCAGCTACAGCCTGACCATCAAAGGCATTGACCCCGCAGAGCCGGACGGCATGACGCTGGCAGAGTGGCGGGCGCTGCATCCCGTGGGGTGAGTGTATGGATTGGAATAAAGGATTTTCGGCGCTTTACGCGCTTCAAAAAGTTGACCCGGTATCATGGCAGGATGCCGGGTCTTTCGATTTACTGAACGGAACCATCAGCCGGTCATCGGGCGGGCTGGTGGAATCCGCAGACCTGACCATGACGGAAAATCCCGGTGAATGCTGGGTGCGGGTATACCTTCAGGCCCGGCAGGGGAACGGCGGCGAGCGCGTCCCGCTTTTTACGGGGCTTGCATCCGCACCGCAAAGATCCCTGAACGGCAATAGCGTTTCGTACCGGGTGGCGTGCTATTCCGCCCTGAAGCCGATAGACGACGTTCTGACGCCGCGCGGCTTCTTCATTCCGGCGGGAGTGCGGGGAGCGGATGCGGCGGCTGAGCTCTTGCAGATCGGGCCCGCGCCGGTGGAATTTGAAGCCTTTTCCCCGACACTCCGGGAGCCGATCGTTTCAGAGGATAAAGACACCTACCTGACAATGGCACAGAAAATTCTGGATGTGATAGGCTGGAGGCTCTACATCGGCGGGGACGGCAGGATTTCGATACAACGCAAGGCGACTACCGAAAGCGCGGTTTTTGACGAGCACGAAAACGACAGCATCGAGGTAAGCCTGACGGACACAAACGACTGGTACTCCGCGCCAAACTGCATCCGGGTGATTTTCGGCTCCGACTGCGTGGAGCTGAAAGACGAAACTGTCGGGGATGATTTGTCCATTCCGTCCCGGAAACGGGCGCGGGGAGGATCAGGCGAAATCTGGGCGCAGGAAAAGGCGACGTCCCTGTCAGATGATGCGACGCTGGAAGAGTACGCCGCCAGACGGCTGAAGGAATTGCAGAGCCCAACGCGTAAAATCAGCTATTCCCGGCGCTTCCGGCCCGATGTGACCATCGGCGACAAGGTGCGCTTGCATCTGCCGGGGCATGGGATTGACGATGTATTTACCGTGACAACGCAGAGGGTTACGCTTGGATACAATGCGCGAGTGACGGAGGAGGCGGAAAAGGCATGACAGACGCGATCAAGGCATTGTTTGAGATGCTTGTACAGAAGGACAACAGCGGGTCGGATTATACCGGCACAGTCACGCGCGTAGATGCCCGGACTGCATATGTACAGTTTGACGGCTCCGACATATCAGATACGCCTGTCGCGCTCTCGATCGGAGCCAAACAGGGCGATGCTGTGCGGGTACGGGTTGCGGACGGGCGGGCGTGGCTGATCGGGAACGACACCGCGCCGCCGAACGATTCCGCGGAAGTCGCGGCGGGGCTGGCACTGACCAATGCGGATTTGTCGGCAACTAAAGCGAGCTTTGCGGAATTTAACACCGTAGTCACAAATCAGCTGATTGCTCATCAGGCAGTCATCGACAATCTGGACGCGACTTACGCGAACATCACGTTCGCGAACATCGACACGGCAGACATCAGCCTTGCAAAGGTCAAAGACCTGTTTGTACAGGTCGGACTGATCAACAACGCGGTCATAGATCAGGGCAAGATTACGGGCTATCTGGACGCCGTGGAAGTCAATGCCGCGAGCATCACGGCGGGAACGCTGATAGCGGATCGTATCGCGATCAGGGGCACAACAGACAGCATTGTTTATGCCCTGAACAACTACGGGCAGATCACGAGCACGCAGACCAACACGATTGACGGCTACATCCTGACACAGAGGTCAATTAACGCTAATAAGATCGTGGCAAATTCCATCACGGCAACCGAGATCACCACGCAGAACCTTGTCGGGACGAACGGATGGATTAACCTTTCATCAGGGACTTTTGCGTACGGCGGGGACAAGTTGACGTGGGACGGGTCGCGCTTAAATGTGAGTGGAGAGGTTGAGGCATCTTCAGGGCGCTTTGGGGGCTTTTATGTTTTTGACGGGCGCCTGGCATCAGAGAACTACGCCGTTTCACTATACTATAACGCAAGTCGTCCAGAACTTGACGGAATTACTATTTCGCGTTTGTTCTCCGATAAGCTAACCATAGGAAACGCAAGCGGCGGGTCGCGCACAGGTGACTTGATTGAGCTAAGAGCTTACAGCAATGCATCGGATGAGTATTACGGAATGATATCGGTTTTCAACAGCGGCAACAGTGGGCGAATGGCCTATATGAACGGTGACGATGGAGTTATCGCCGGCTATAAGGTACAGGCGTTTAATGAGTTATATAGCGCGGGGACACTGGAAAGCGCAGGAAACGCCACCATCGGTGGGCGCCTTACCTGCAACGAGTACATTTACTCCCGTGTCACCAGTGGAAACGCGACGATTGTGGCCAGAAACGACGCGCTGGCTACGGACAATGTAGGGACGCTGGAACTGCTTATGCAGGTACAGTCAACGGGCTATCAGGGCATCTACTCAAACGGCTACTGGGACGGATCCGCTTTCCACTCAGATCCGAAATGGCTTATTTCCCGGAACGCGGCGGGCGCGATCAGCTTCAACGGCAACGCCTCCACGGCCTCCAAACTTGCAACGGCGCGCGCGATCACGATCGGAAACAAGTCGCTTAATTTCGATGGAAGCGCGGCGCTGAGTTTTTCACTTGCCGACATAGGCGCGGCAGACAAGAGCGTTCTGGGGACGTTTGCCACCGCGGAATCTTCCGGGACTGTAAATTTGGCCACAAAGGATGTGTACACAAAAATCGGAACTACAGGGTTAACGCTAACTGCGGGAGTGTGGCTGATCTATGGGGTGCTTCAGGATTCGATAGATGCGACTAATGGGTATCATACATTCCTGTTACAGCCGTCAAACTCTGGCATGGGACTGTATAAAACGACTGCGAAGGTCAACATGGGAACGACGGCCACTTATTCAACCATTGTTTTTGGGGCGACACTCTCCGCGAGCACAACCTACTACGGTTGGCTGGCTTCAAGTATTGCTGGAAAATCAGGGAATTGTAACCTGTGGCTGAGGGCAATTAGGCTTAAATAAGAAAGGGGATATCTGAATGTATATTGTCATTGAACTCCAGACTAATGCAGATGGAAGTGTGGGGAATAGTGTGTGGGCATTTGCGACAAGGAACGAGGCGGAGCAGAAGTATCACCAGGTTCTGATGTATGCTGCCACAAGCAGCGTTCCGGTTCACGCTGCAACGATGCTTGAAAATACCGGGTACCTTGTTAAAAACGAGTGCTATGTGCACTCGGAGCAGTGACAGAAAGGACGTGTCAGAAACAAATGGAAATACTGTTATTTATCAATCCCGCTTCATTCTTTTGATTGGCGCACTGACGGGCGGCATTGGGATGTAGGCTTCATCGCGCCGGAACTGTACGATATAGATCCGAACCTGACCATACAGCCGGACGATGAAGAAGAAGGCTATTGGGGAATTGATGATTTTTACCTTGTCGGCGTCCTGACGAAAGCAGTCCAGGAACTGACCGCGCGGGTAAGGCAGCTTGAAAGGAGAAGCGCATGACAAACAGCGAAATCATGATGTGCTTGGAATTATTAAAGAAACTCGGTGACGTTCGCGGAAAGTTTGGATGGTACATTTACCGCAACATCAAAATCCTGTCAGAAGCCTGCGAGGAAGCGGTTAAAATCCGCAACGAGGCAGTCAAAAAGTACGGCATCCAGAATGAGAACGGGACGTACAGCCTTGACCCTGCCTGCGAAGGATGGGCGGATTACGTCGCGGAGATGGAGCCGGTCATGCAGATTGAGCAGGATGTGAAGCTGAAGAAGATCAGCCGGGAAGAGTTCGAGGCACTGGCTGAGGATGCCGGGCTGTCCGTTTCGGAACTGGCTGTCATTGACGAGTTGATCGTGGAGGGCAAAAACAATGAATAACATTAAGTTCGATTTCCGGCAGAACTACACACGCGGCGACAGGGCGTCATCCGAGGAAGTTGTCTACCAGCACGACACCGGCAGGACGATCGAGGCGGGCGTTATGGAAGAAGAAACCTATGTATTGCACATTGGCTACGAGGGTGACGCGACACTGACAGAGGTGTCCGTGGACGCCGTGACCGAGGACACGGAAGAGGGCGGCTACATCGTGACCGCAACGCTCCCGGACGCGATCCTGGAGCGGTACGGCAATCTGATTATTTACATCGTAGCAGAGGATACCGGCGTAACCGTGACCGAGTATGAGGGGCAGGTTGAAGTCAAGCAGAAAGCGGCAGTAGGTGAATAAGGAGGCGCGGCATGAAATATATTGTTCTGGAGCTCCAGAAAAACGCCGATGGGAGCGTCGGCAATCTTGTATTTGCCTATGACGATCAGGAACACGCCGAAAGCAAATATCATCAGGTGCTGGCGGCGGCGGCAGTCAGTGCGCTTCCGGCACACAGCGCGGTGTTGATGAACGAGGAGGGCTTTGTTCTCTCCCGGATGTGCTACAAGCATTAAGGAGGGCGCGGCATCATGGAAATACTGTCTTTTATCGGTTCTCACTGGGTCGAGTGGTTGTTTACCGCCTGCCTTGCACTCCTGACTTTCGCGTGGCGCAAGGTCAACGCGAAGCTCCAGCAGGAGCATGACAAGAACGCCGCCATTGCTGAGGGCGTGCAGTCGCTCCTGCGGGAGAGTATCGTTACCAACTACAACAGGTATTTGTCAAAAGGCCATTGCCCGATATATGCGAAAGAAAGCATAAAGAAGGTCTACAAGGCTTATTCTGACCTTGGCGGGAATGATGTAGCAACCGGACTGTACAAAGAATTGCTTGAGATGCCGACCGAGGTGCCGGAGAAGGGAGAGAACAGCAAATGAAATCTAAAGCATTTACAAGGGCATGGTGGAGAGCCGCTGGCATCAGAGCGGTCAAGACAATCGCCCAGACCGCAGTGGCTACAATCGGGACTGCGGCAGCTATGTCAAGCGTGGACTGGAAGATGGTAGCATCCGCTTCCATCCTTGCCGGTATTTTATCCATTTTGACGAGCGTGGCGGGGCTTCCGGAGGTTGAATAATGCACACCATATCAAACTGCGGTCATGACGAAAGCGGGCGGTACACGGGCGGCAGGGCCGGAGATCAGACCGGGACGGAGTGGCAGCTCCGGTCATGGTATAACAGACCGTGGGACTGCGTGCTCCGGCATCCGTCCGGCAAGGTTCGGGCGAAGATTGCGGAGCTTGCGGAAAAGGCCGCGCGGAATGACCGGATCGGATACGATCAGGGCGAGCGGTCAACCTTCTGGGACGCGCTGAAGGCCAACAACTACAACCCCGCCGCGATCAAAAAGCCGTGCGAAACGGACTGCTCCGCGGGCGTCATGTCAATCATCCGCGCGGTCGGGTACCTGCTGGACATGCCCGCGTTGAAAACCGTTCCGATCACGTCAACGCACTACATGCGCGGCGTTCTGAAGGGCGCGGGCTTTACCGTCCTGACCGGGAGCAAATTTTTGACCAGTCCCGACTACCTTCTTCCGGGCGACATCCTGCTGAATGAGCAGAGCCATACTGCCACGAACATCAGCCGGGGCGCACTGGCTGGAAGCGGTGACGATACGCCGGAGCCCGCGCCGTCAAATTATGCCGGCAGATGCTCGGTAAAACTGGCTGAGATGGTGACGGGAAATTACGGGCCCGAAGTCCGCACGGTGCAGATCCTGCTAAACGCCAAAGGCTACAAGGGCGCGGACGGCAAGGCCCTGACCGTAGACGGCGAATACGGGGCGAATACTGCGTACGCCGTGGAGCAGATGCAGCGGAAGGCCGGGATGGAAGGAATCAACTTCGGGACGGTATCAAACAAGACTTGGAAACTGTTGATAGGGTAAAAAACGGGTCAGCCTTCGGGCTGGCCTTTATTTTTTTTGCATTTTTTAAATAAAAGTTGTATTTAGGTGTTGACATTTAAATAAATGTATGATAACATATAGACAGTTAAAGAAGCCAACCACACAGGAGGGAACGGAAATGAAGTACAACAAAGCGGAAATCATGAGAACAGCATGGCAGATCAGAAGGAAATCCGGATGCGGAATGAGCCAGGCACTTACCACCGCTTGGGCAGCTGCAAAGGCCGAAATCGACGCGATGGAGCAGGCGGGCGCGTACAATGGCATCCGCAAAGCTTACAGAAACGACTGGCAGAACTACGGTAAGGATCGCACCTACATCGGGGCGAAGGTGTACACCAACGCATGGAACCTGAAAAGGGACATCAAGGCCGGCTATATCGACAACCAGAAGGGCATCTTCGTGGCGGCTTAATCACAAAATCAAAGGAGGAAGACGAAATGAAAAAGATCATCAACGGCAGAAGATATGACACTGACACGGCGCGGGAACTTGCGTCGGACAGTTACAGCAACTACACTGACTTTAATTATTGGGAGGAAACGCTTTACCGGAAGAACACCGGCGAATATTTCCTGCACGGCAAGGGCGGAGCGAACACGCAGTACGCCGTGGCAGTAGATACAAATTCATGGCGTGGCGGCGAGCGGATCATGCCTATGACCATCGAAGAGGCGCAGGAATGGGCAGAAAAGCATCTTGACGGGAACGAGTACGAAAAGATTTTCGGAACTGTCGAGGAGGGCAAGAAGGTAGTGACGTTTTCACTCGATGCGGCAACCATCGAAAAGATAGCGCAGGGAGCTGCCGCGCTGGGAATTTCAAAATCTGACTTCATCGCGAAATGCGTTGATGCGAATACATAAAAAACAAGGCGGGGCATAGCGCTCCGCCTTATAGCATTTCCGGGGAATTTTCATGTCATATTCGTGTCATACTTGTGTCCATATGCACGGATTTTCTGTCATTTTCTCGGAATAAGTGCCACTATACGGACACCGAAAATCACGCATTTACGGCATTCCCGTATTTACGGCATTCTTGCCGGAGGCGTCAATCCGGTTCGATCCCGGTCGCCGGCATCCTTTAAGGCCCTGTGTTTGCGGGGCTTTTTTTATTTCGTGGCATACTTCGTGTCATACTCTCAAAGTGGTTATTGATTAGCGCTGACATTTCGCTTTGGTGGTCTGACATGGTGTGCCGGTATACCGATTTCAGAACAGCATCCGTTGACCAGCCGCCGCGCTGCATGATGTACGCGTCCGGCACGCCGAGCGCGTGCTGGATCGACGCGGAGTAATGCCGGAGATCATGAAAGCGGAAGTCAGGGAGGTTTAACTGCTTTAGATATCGTTTAAATTCTCCCGTCAGGACATCCGGCGTCATTCTAACAATCCTCCCGGTCTTTCCCTTCCAGAGCTCCGCTACAAAAGCAGGATAATCAATAAATCTGTCTCCGTGGTAAGATTTCGGATGCCGGATAATCCACCTGCGCGGCATGCCCCGCTCTTGCACCTTGATCATGTTCTGACAGACGTGCACGATGTTTCCGCTTATATGGTCTGCGGACAACGCGCAGATTTCCCCGCGCCTCATCGGCCCGAACGCGGCGAGCATGACGGGAAGCTCCAGAGCTGTGCCGCGAAGTCGCCCTATAAGGATTGAAACATCTCCATCGGTAGGAACATAGAGATCCGGCTTTGTGCGCTGCGGAAGCCGCGTATTAAGCGCCAGGGCGGGCCGATAGGTTCTCAGCACCGCCGAAATAAAAGCATGTGCGTTGCTGACGGTTTTCGGAGACAAGCGCCCCGACAGGTCATTGATTACAATTTGTACATCGCGGTCTTTAATATCTCCGATCTGGATCCGGAGCAGGTGAGTGCAATAATTATCGAGTGTCCTCCGGTAATCCTCAACAGTGCGCGGAGAGAGTGTGTTCTTTCGGAGTTGGATATACTCATTTCCGGCAGATTCGAAAGTAAGATCATTTCGCAGGCTCGGGGCATACTCGAGAGCCTGCCGCTCCGCTTCTTTCTTTGTTGGCGCCGTGAATGATTTGTAGTGCTTTTTCCCGTCCGCGTCGGTATGAGAGTACACCCGTACCCTCCAGCTCCCGGACGGCAGTTTTTTAGCTGTTGCCATAGTGTTTCCCCCGTTTCTGATTTGCATCTTTCCCTCGGAAATGCTATAATCAGAACTGCGCTGATGTTAGAGCCTCAGAAGAGGCGTCCCCGCTTTCCCGGTGGCACGGGAGGGCGGGGATTTTTTAATTTTTGTGCCTGAGGATGTATTCAAGCCCGGCCTTCGTTTCGTCCGACAGCTTCATGGCGTTGTCGAATGCCCTGCCCTTTAATGGCTTCTTTATGATCGGGATCGTGATAATGGGCTCGTCCAGATCATCCAGTGTCACAACGATGTCAAGCTGATTTGTGACGGTCTTTGATACGCTTCCGCTGGTTCTGGCTCCGAACAGCCGGATCCCCTCGCTTTTTCTCTGGCGCTCGTTGTCGATCCTGACTTTATACGAAATCAGCTTGCCGTATTCGTGCCATTTCCTGCCGATTTTGAAGCGTTCCTTCTTTTCGTCAATAGTAACCGCTCCGAGTGTCTTTGCCATATCTTTACCCTCCTGTTTAAAATTTCGCTCTCAGTTCAACGACTTTACCTAATATTCTTACCGGAACATCGTCCATTTCTGCCCTTGTAAAATACAGCGGATCATAGGCCGGATTGGTGGAGATCAGGGCGCAGCCGGTTTCATATTTCTTTAACCTTTTACAGCAGCCCTCATTTCCATTCACCAGCGCAATGACCGTATCCCCGTCATCCGCGTCTGACTGCTTCCGGACTATCACAACATCGCCGTCCGAAATTTTCGGCTCCATCGAGTTGCCGCGGATCCGGAGCCCGAAATACTCGTTGTTCCGTGCCATCATTTCCGGGATTTCTTCGTAGTCTATTACTTCTTCGATTGCGTCTATCGGTATTCCGGCAGATACACGGGCATAGACCGGGATGCGGACAGACCGCGACGCGCCTGAAGTGATATAGCGTAAATCTGTGCCGGTCAGATCGGACATACTGACGCCGAATATCTGTGAAAGCTGATTAACTACTTTCACGGGTGGCTCTGCAACGCCGGATTCCCATTTCTGTACAGTGGTATATGACTTCTTATTAAGCCGCCGGGAAAGTTCCTCTTGTGACATTCCATTCTTTTGCCGCAGGTATCTAATATTTGTAGCAAGGTAAGTCATATCTTTGCCCTCCTCGGCTTCATCATAATATAATGAAGAAACAAATTCAAGTGGATTAGATAAAAACGTTAAAATACACGAAAAAAATTCATGTTTCCTATTGACATGAATAATATTCATGTTATACTTAGGGCGTCAGGTGCGAATTATATTCATGTAAAAGGAGGGAGGTGTTAGCTTGAGATATTCGCTAAAAGAGCTCAGGGCGAGAAAGAACGAGACGCAACAGCAGACCGCGGAAGCGCTCGGCGTCAGTCCGCAGACCTACAACGCATGGGAGAAAGATATTTCCGGCGTTGCCATCAGCAAAGTAATTGCTGTCGCGGATCATTTCGGCGTGGGACTGGACGAAATTCTTTTGCCTGAAAACACGAATTAAATTCATGTATATATTGCACAACGAAAGGAAGGAAGTCATGAACAAATCAGAAGCAACCGCATTCATCCGGGCCGAATACATCCGGGCCCTGAACGACCCAACATTCACCGACCGCGAAGAAGCGGCCTTCAACGCCGCCGACAATGCCGCGCTCGGTTCCGCCTGGCAGGCACATGGCATCAGGTGCGCGGCGGAAAGCACGCCGGAGATGCGTGCGGAAGCCGATGCCCTGCGGGTTGAGGCTATCGGCAGATAAACCCACATCAAACAGCCGCCGGTTTCGCGGTGGCGGCAGCACTCCCCCGTTTCTTTATTTATCTTTTTGGTTATCCCCACCAGACAAACCTGCTGCCGCTGCCGTGAAGCCGGTGGAAAAAGGGGAGGTGACAACATGCCGAAGGTCAGGCCATTAAACGATCCGTACGACAAACCGCGCCGCGAGCTGCGGGAGTGGATCGGCGGAAGGATGGCGTATCACGGGATGAACCAGCGCGAGCTTTCCCGCAGGACGGGCATACCGACAAGCACGCTGAGCGACAAGCTGAGGCATCCCGAAAACCTGAAGTTGTCCGAATTATGGATGCTTCAGAAAGTTCTTGGAGGTGGAGCATGAATTTATCAGTCAAAGATTGCATGTACGGGCTGGCAGGCGCGTGTATCACTTACATGATTTTGCCGGATCCGGGCGACATTACCCGGCTTCAGATCGTGGCGGGCTTCATTTACATGTTCGCCCTTACGATCGTTTGCCGGTGGTGGATCCTGTCGCAGATCAAGCGCGTCCGGGAGAAGCGGGAGAGCCTGCGGATCCGGCGCAGGAAGAAGGTCGTTGACATTCGCCTGCGTCAGTCCGTACGGATCCCGGCGAGGAAGGTGTTTAACGGTGAATGAGTGTGAAAGATGTGGATGGTATGCAGATGACGCCTGCCACAGACAGCACCATCGCGGACTGTGTGCGCTGGAAAAGGCGATCCTGGCCGATGCCGGGCTTAATCCGGCAGAGTGGGAGCCGTACGGCAAGAACGGCTTTTACATCTACGTCAGGAGCCGAAAGGACAGGCATAAAAAGCTGATTGTGAACAGAGAAAGGAGGATGATCGCGTATGACGAATGAGCGGTTCCTGGAGCTGCTCGATCTGGTGGATGCGGTCAACCAGTCGGACAAGCACTACGCTGCAATCGAGCGATACAAAAATCAAAACAAGATCTTTATCGCGCGGCAGGTAGGAAGAGACAGCCCGCTGTATGATATGCGTTACTTCTACGACGCGGGGCTGGCACGCCTGAGTGACTATTCGTTCACTTTTGGCGATATTGACCTGAAGCAGGGCGAGGCGGCACTGCGGAAGATGCTGGAGGAGGCGCGGGATGGAGTTTGAAATGAATGAAACCGAGATCCGCGACTACATACGCCGCATGATTTCGCCTGTTGGAATTGAAAAATCCCCGGTACGGGGTGGAGCACCGCGCCAGGGAAAACGAAAAGAAGTCCAGTGCTTACATTATAGCACGAGCGCGGAGGGCTGTAAACATGAGATTTCGGCAGGCAAAAAAGGGGAACCAGTTCATTTTGACCGCGAAGGGCGAAGCGTCCATGACGGACAGGGCAAAGCTGGGCGCGGTATCAGGACAGCCCATCAGGGGTCGGGAAACGAGCGTTCCGGAGCGGTGGGTCAGGCAGAAGTATGTAATTGAGGTGCCAGTATGAAAGAGGGACAGAAGGCACTGAAAGAGCGGCTCAGTAAACTGGCGATCCGGTGCGGAAAGTCTTACAACGCGTGTTTCTACGTTTCGGATCTGCATCCGCATGCGGCGCTTGTCCGGGATACGAAGCCGTACGGAGGGAAGTACAAATGAACCGACAGGAACGCCGCAGACTGGCAAAACAGCAGGCTTTCGAGGCGAAGTATGAGCGGGAGATTAAAGAGCGGCAGAACCGCATAGACGACCGGACGGTGGAGCTGTACACGACCTGCATCGGCTTAGCCGTTTATGACTGTTACGGATACCGCCCGACAGTCGCGGGACGGATCATCACGGCGTTCTGTAACCGCCTGATGACCATCGACGAGGGCAGGACGCTTACGGATTTCAAGCAGGAATTGAAGGAGAAGACGGGAATTGAACTGGAATGGAAACGTTAAGGCCGCTCTGATTGCGGCGGCATTGTTCGCAACTCCGATCAATGCAGAAACACTTTATGTGAACAGCGGGGACGGCTTATGCATTCGCAGTCTGCCCACCACAAAAAGCAAAATCATTGATGTTTTACCGTTCGGCGCATCGGTATATCTTGCGGATGACGATGCGGAGGTAACGCGCGCCGGGTGGCACCGGATCCGGACGGAATGGGTTGACGGGTACATCTGCGCGGACTATGTGCAGGATACCAACCCGACTGCCGACATGGAGCCGCTGGGAGAGTGGCATATAACGGCGTACACGTGGACGGGCTTCCCGTGCGCAAACGGAAGTTACCCGCAGGCGGGCTATACAGTCGCCTGTAACAGCCTGCCGATGGGAACGATCGTTTACATCGAGGGCGTCGGGATCCGGACTGTTGAAGATCGTGGGCCTGCGTCAATGGGGAATGCCTGGGCGGACATTTACATGGATACGGTGGACGAGTGTGTGCAATGGGGAAGCCAGACAAAGCAAGTGTGGAGGATAAAGGAAAATGATTGATTATGACAAAATTCCTGCGGTCAGGAGGTCTGACCTGTGGGAAATGCGGAAAAGCCCGGCGCATTATCTGTACGCCGTGACACATGAGACGGAGCCGACGGCGGCCTTATTGTTCGGCACTGCCGCGCACAAGTTCATATTAGAGCCGGGCGACTTCTGGAGCTGCTACGTTCTGGCTCCGGAGGTTGACAGACGGACAAAGGATGGAAAGGCCGAATGGTATCGCTTTACGCAGGAACTTACCGAAACAGGCAAGGCGTCTGTTTCATCCAGCGATTACGCGACAATCACAGAGATGCGCGACGCGATCCTGGCCAACCCGACCGCAGCGGAGTTAATCGGAAGCGGGCAGTATGAGGTTCCGATCCAGTGGACGGACGGGCAGACGGGCGAGCTGTGCAAGTGCCGCCCTGATTGCCTGACAGAGTATAAGGGGCAGAAATATATCGTTGACTATAAGACAACGAAGAGCTGCGAGGCGAACAGCTTCGAGCGCAGCTGCCGGATGTACGGATACAAATTGCAGGCGGGCATGTATACGGAAGGCGTCTTTAACCAGACGTTCGAGCGGTACAAGTTTGCATTCATCGCGCAGGAAAAAGACCCGCCTTACGCGGTGCGCGTCTATTTCTGCGATGACGGATTTGTCGATGAAGGGATAGCGATGTTTCGGGATTTAATCGGGCTTTACCACGAATGCAAGACTTCCGGAGTATGGCCCGGATATGAGGATAAGGAGATTTACGGGGATGAGTGAGAAAACGCATTGGAAGAAGTTGACCAACCCCGATTATCTGGGATCGTACGCATTCCAGCCGGGCGAAGAGAAGACAGTAACGATCAAAGAGGTAAGGAGGGAAGCAGTATATAACCCGTCAGGCGGCGGGAAGGAAGAATGCACGGTCGCTTATTTCAGGGAAGACGTAAAACCGTTAATCCTGAATATGACGAACTGCAAGGAAATCACCAAACTGTATGGAACGCCATACATTGAAGACTGGGTGAACCGCAGAATAACCCTGAAAGTTAAGAAAGTGTCTGCATTCGGAGAAATGGTTGATGCCGTCCGCGTCGGAAATGTCAGGCCCGCGGAGGAGACAATCGTCTGCGAGAACTGCGGAAACCCGATTACGCCGGGCGCGGGCATGTCAGTGGCGGCGATCGTGGCGGCATCTAAGGAAAAATGCGGCGCGAAACTTTGCCTTAAGTGTGCAAAAGAAAGGATAAGTAATGGAGCTTAACATTAACAATCTGACACTTGATGACAACTCATTCGATGTGCTCCCTGACGGAGACTACCACTTTATCGTAGACAGTCACGAAGTCAACTATTACTCAGGGACAAGCGACAAGATCCCGCCAAATACGCAGGTAGTTACATGCCATCTCAGCATTCCGTATTACAAGGACGGAGTGCTGACAACGGCAAAAGTCCGCAACAACTTGAACATTTACAGCAAGGCATTATTTGCGATCCGGCAGTTTACGGACTGCATCGGCCTCACTCCGGAAAAGGGCAAGGCAAACCTTGACCTGGAGAAGATGGATGGAATGTCAGGCGTCTGCGCTCTTACAACGATTGAAACCAAAAAGGGCAACGAAATGAACAACGTCACTGTCTTTTATGCGCCGTCAAAAGCGCCGGTGGTTACGGCAAACGATGATGCCTGGACAAACAGAGGAGAGGAAAACCCGTTTAGCGATGATCCGACATTCAATTAAGGCACTGCGGCCCTACCAGCAGGAAGCCGTTGACGCCATATACGAACACTGGAATGAATGGCTCCGGGAACTGCTGGTTCTGCCGACCGGATGCGGAAAAACGGTCGTTTTTAACACCGTAGCAAACCGGCAGCGGGGCAAAACATTGATCCTTGCGCACCGTGACGAACTGATCGAGCAGGCGCGGGACAAGTACGCCGCCATGTTCGGGGAGCTTCCGGGAAAGATTAAGGCGCAGGAAAACGACATCCGGCGCGTAACCGTCGGATCGATCCAGACGATGAGCAGGCGCAATTATGAAAACGCCTTTAATACGATCATCATTGATGAGGCGCACCACGCTGTATCACCATCATATCAGGCGCTGCTTAGCCAGATGCCCGAAGCCAAAGTGCTTGGCGTGACAGCAACGCCGGACAGGGGCGACAAGAAAAGCCTTGCGCGATACTTCGAGGGCATCGCGTACGAGTACAAACTCAAAGACGCGATCCGGGACGGGTATCTTTGCGAAATCACAGCGCGAACCGTGCCGCTTGAGATCGACATGAACAACGTTAAGGTTTCGCTGGGAGATTTCGAGGTTGCTTCCATTGCCGAAACATTAGGCCCGTATCTGCCGCAGATTGCGGAAGCGATACAGCTTTATGCGTCGGCAAGAAAAACTGTTGTTTTCTGCCCGTTAATCAGTGTTGCGCAGGAGCTGGCGGAAATGATACCGGGAGCCCGCGAAGTGAACGGGCAGAGCCCTGACCGGAAAGATACGCTTGAGTGGTTCGATCAGGCCGGGCCCGGGGCGGTTCTGTGCAACGCGATGCTGCTGACAGAAGGCTGGGATTGCCCGTCATGCGATTGCGTTGTGGTTCTGAGGCCCACGAAGATCAGGAGCCTGTACTGTCAGATGATCGGGCGCGGAACGAGACTGTCTCCGGGGAAAACCAACCTGCTGATTTTGGATTTTCTGTGGCTGTGCCGAAAGCATAATCTGTGTAAACCGGCATCGCTCATTTCGGACAATCAGGTTGACATTGACGAAGTAACAACCATTTCAGAGCAGGAAGAAATCGACCTGATGGGAGCGATCAGCGACGCGGAAGAGGCAAGGCGCAATTCACTGGCTAAAGAGCTTGCCAGACAGACGCGGAAGAAATCGCAGCTTATCAATCCGCTGGAGCTTTTCTCACTGCTTGATGATGTTGGACTTGCCGATTATGAGCCAACCTTTAAATGGGAAGAGGCAGAAGCAAGCCAGAAGCAGGTCGACGCTTTGCAAAAGTTCGGCGTAGACGCGGAAGGCATCTCGAAGGGATATGCCTGCGCGATTATGGACAGACTTATTAACCGGTCAAAGAAAGACCTTGCCACAATCAAACAGATAAACTGCCTGCGCAAACACGGATATGACCCCATTGACTGGACATTTGAACAGGCAAGCAAGAAGATTTCCGCGCTGGCGGCAGTAGGGTGGAAGAGGTGGAGACTGCATGATTGATTACATAAAGATGCTTAACGCGATCCCGCCTGACTGCAATTATGGAGACTGGCTAAATGTCGGAATGGCACTAAAGCATGAAGGTCTTGACTGGACTGTCTGGGATGAATGGAGTCGCGGCGGGAGCAAATACGTTCAGAACGAATGCGAAAAAAAATGGCGGTCGTTTAAAAGCAACGGGATCACCGGCGGCACGCTTTTTCATATTGCCAGTCAGTACGGATACGAACCGGAGCCGGTAAGCAATGCTTACGACATTCACAACCTGACGCTTGACGAGTGCGCGATTGATCCGTCATTTGTCAGTATCGAAAAAGTGCCGCCCGTACCCGACAAGTACAACCCGAAAGGCGACATGCTGGAATATTTTACAAAGCTGTTCCAGGAAGATGATTTTGTCGGGTACTGCCTGAGTTTTAACTGTGTTGTCAACAGCCAGGGCAAGACCGAGTTCCGCCCGGCGCAAACGCAATACAGACGGACGGCGGGCGACATTATCAAAAAACTGCGCTCCGGATCCATCGAAAACGCACTCGGAACGCTGAACGACGAGGCGGGCGCGTATGTCAGATTTAATCCGCTTGACGGCAAGGGCGAAAACAACGCGAATGTCACGCGCTGGAAATACTGCCTGATTGAGTCAGACAATATCGCGCTGGAAAAGCAGTACAGCCTGTTGAAGGCCATGAACCTTCCGATCACGTTCCTCGTCAATTCGGGCGGGAAAAGCCTGCACGCAATCACGCGGGTTGACGCCGAAAACGCGCAGCAGTACCGCCAGAGAGTAAAAACGCTTTACGAGTTCTGCAAAAAATCCGGCTTTGAGCCTGACGAGCAGGACAAAAACGAAAGTCGCTTTAGCAGGCTTCCGGGCGTACAAAGGCGGGGGAAATGGCAGTACATCATCGAGCGCGACATGGGCGCGGCAAGCTATGAGGCGTGGCTTGAATGGTGCCAGCAGCAGGCAGACGATTTGCCACCAGACGTGGCGCTGTCCGATGTATGGAACAATATGCCGCCGCTTAAGGATGAACTGATACCGGGCGTTCTGAGGGTTGGACACAAGATGTTGCTGGCAGGCCCGAGCAAGGCCGGGAAGAGTTTCTTGCTGATTAACCTGGCTATCTCCATAGCGGAAGGCGTTGACTGGCTGGGCATGAAGTGCAGGCAGGGCCGCGTATGCTATGTCAATCTGGAGCTTGACGCGGCGTCATGCTTCCATCGCTTCAGGGAGATATACGAAAAGCGCGGACTTGCGCCAAACAGACTGGCCGATATAGACATCTGGAACCTGCGCGGAAAGGCGGCAACAATGGACAGGCTGGCACCGGTCATGATCCACCGTTTCAAAGACAAGAAATACGCGGCGATCATCATTGACCCGATATACAAGGTCATTACCGGAGACGAAAACAACGCAACGGAGATGAGTCAGTTCTGCTCATATTTTGACAGCGTTGCAACCGAAATCGGCGTATCCGTCATTTATTGCCACCACCACAGCAAAGGCGCGGCTGGCAAGTACTCGAACGCGGCAGACCGTTCTTCCGGGTCGGGGGTGTTTGCCAGGGATCCCGACGCAATCCTTGATCTGCGGGAGCTGAACGTTGAAGGACTGGAAGAAAAATACAAATCAGACCATCCGAAAGCCTGCGACATCCTGACCGGGTGGGAGCTGAACGGAACGCTGCGAGAGTTCGCGCCCATGGCGTCCCGGCGGATATGGTTCGATTATCCGGTACACGTTCCGGACGATGGAAACTATCTCGGCGTCGCGACATTTAACGATAGCGGAACAAAAGGCGTTGGCGATGATCAGACCGGAAAGCAGGACTGGTACGCAAAGGTTGACGAACTGCTGTCGGCGAAAATCGGGGACACATGCGCGACGCTGGAGGAGATCGGAATAACCAGCAGCAACGCGGGGGTAAAATTCGGGCCGAAAACGCCGTACGAAGTTGCGACGCTCGGAGATGTAAAGGTGGTTCACCGGAGAAGCGAAGACAAGATAGTTTATATCGGCCAGAAATACGGACGCGAAAAAAGCGGAAAAACATACAGATGGAAGCGAATTACGACTTAAGAAACCTATATATATATCGTAATACGTAATTCGGAGGAAAAAACAACCATCACTCAATACGTATTACCCCACTGCATGGGACTTATGCCCATGCGTGTGGGAATACGATATGAGCTGATAATGGCGAGAAGAAAAAATGAACAGCGAAACATTAGAACAGCGCCAGCTTATCCAGTGGTGCAGGACGCGGCCCGAACTGCAATACATCTTTCACATCCCGAACGAGACGGTAGGCGGGCAGGGATGGATTATCAGGAACAGGCAGCTGGGAGTAAAGAGTGGAGTGCCCGACTTAATGCTGCCGATCCCGTCCGGAGGCTATCACGGCTTATTCGTGGAAATGAAAGCAGGGCGCGGCAGGTTGACAGCCGACCAAAAGAAATGGATCCAGGCGCTGAACGATTTAGGCTACAAGGCAGTAGTTGCGCACGGGTGGGAGGATGCGAAATGTCAGATCTTGGATTACCTGAAACCGCTAAATTTATGAGCGACTTCTGGCAGCTTATAAAGACCTATTACAACCCGCCAGACGATCCTGACGCGCCCTATTGGCCCGACCTGGTTCGGGACGCGGGAAATATCGGCAAGAAGTACGAAAAGGACAATCTGTGCATTAGATTGCTTCAGACGTTCCTGACGTACACAGAAGAAAAATACAGATTACGAAAAGGAGAACAGAAATGAACACTTACAAACACAACGACAAAGCAACCGCAGAAACCCCGTTTTTCGTCATGAAAGTTAAGGTCACGTTCCTGGAGGTGGTGCTCGGTACGGCATCCGCCAACCCGGAGCTGCACAGCGAGTACATCGCAAGCAAGGCCCCGGACGCGAAGAGCCGCGAGGAAGAAGTGGCCGCAATCGGCCCGGAAGAGTACGAAGAGAAATGCATGACGGTTTTCCCGCGCAAGTCCGACAATCCAAACGCGCCGGTCTTCTGGGATTACCAGATCCGGGGATTTTTCAAAGAGGCCTGTGCGATGCTTCAGAGGGCGAAGAACAAAAACATCAGCCCGGCAACGCTCGGCATCAAGGCGTATAAAAAAGTCATTGACGGTAACATCTTCGTGGCTCCGCGGGAGATCCCTATCAACATGCACGAAATGAAGATCGACAGCCTCCAGCGTCCCCTGAGAGCACAGACGGCGCAGGGCGAACGCATCGCCCTGGCAAACTCCGAGAGCATCTCGGATGGCTCAGAGATCGAGTTTTGCATCTGTGACTATTCGGGCGGGAACAACGCCGACGCGATCCGGGAGTGGATGGATTACGGACTGTCGCATGGGATCGGGCAGTGGCGCAATTCGGGCAAGGGCTCGTTTGACTGGCAGGAAATCGAAACCTACTACATCGGCAGACAGGAACTTAAAGAGCTGTACCGGCGCTGAGGCATGGAGATGTAAAGCTCGGCGGGCATAGCACAGGCATGGCATAGAGCTGCCCGGCAAAGGCAAAGCTTAGCTCTGCATGGCAAAGGAAAAGCGAAACAAAGCACAGCAACGGAATGGCATAGAAAGGCATCGCGCTGGCAGTTCACGGCGTCACAACGCTTGGCAAGGCACAGGCATGGCAGTACAGCGTTAGGCTGGACAGCGCGCAGGCATAGCAACGCATCGTAAGGCTAAGGCCCCGCGTAGATCGCTTTACAAAGCAATGGCACGGCGCAGTTTGTATGGCAAAGGCATGGCTTGGCAAGGCGCGGTGAAGCGCAGCATAGGCATAGCATAGCGCATCACCGCAGAGGCGTGGCTGTTCAGGGCGTTGTAAAGGCATAGCATAGACATGCAAGGCATTGGCAAAGCTCAGTGAGGCAAGGCGTAGCACGGCAAAGGCTAAGCGTAGAAAGGTAAAGCCAGGGCGAAGCGTATCAAAGTAAAGCATCGGCACAGCGGATTAAAGCAGGGCAGTGGCAGAGCTGTTCAGGGCGCAGGCATAGCGAATCAAAGCTAGGCATTGGCGAAGCGGGGTAAAGATTGCAGGGCATGACGAAGCGAAGGCAAAGCGAAGCAGTGCAATGGCGAGGCAAAGAAAAGCCGGGCATGGGCGAAGATAAGCCGCGAGCCGCTAAAGGCAAGGTGGAGCATTGAGGAGTTCGGCTGAGGCATCGTACTGCAACGCGTCGCGATGGCAGACAGGGAGGAGGTGAAAAATTGAAAGCAGAACTGATTAACTACACTGACAACTGGCAGGCGGTCAAGGATGCCGCCATGAACACGATCGGGAAAGATGCGGGCAAGTACCCGTCCTCCGACTGGAAGCGGAAAATGCTTCTGGCAGAGCACAGCCCGATCCGCCTGCTGACATTCACGGTCAGGCTGACGGATATTCCGTATTGGGTATCTGTCCACCTGACGCGGCACAAGATCGGCGTGGAGCACTTTGTCAGTACCCAGCGGACTGACCGGACGGGCACGGACAGGAACGGACTGCCGCAGGGTGCGCTTGTAAGCCACACGATGCGGATCAACGCGCAGGCGCTGATCAACATCAGCCGGAAGCGCTTATGCATGCAGGCATCACCGGAAACCCGCGTGGCGTGGCGAATGGTCGTTGACGCGATCGGGGAGCGGGAGCCGGAGATCAAGAGCGTTTGCGTCCGGGAGTGCGTATACCGCGGTTTCTGCCCGGAGATGAAGGGCTGCGGGTACTGCGGAGGGATAGCGTACAAGGCAAAGCGGGAGGAATACAAGGGATAACAGAATACGAGAAAGGAGGTACAAGGTGCGCGCTTAAATCCATGGGGCCTTCTTTCAAATGACATATCAGGAATTTATCAAAAGCAAAGAAATCGAATCGATCAATGCCGGGATAAAATTCAGCATGGACGAATTGAACGGCAGCATGTTTCCGTATCAACGCGATATAGTTTCATGGGCGCTGACCAAAGGGAGGGCGGCAATTTTCTCTGATTGCGGAACCGGAAAAACAATCATGCAGCTGTCTTGGATGGACGTAATATGCAGGCATACGGGCGGCAAAGGGCTGATATTGTGCCCGCTGTCAGTCGCAGAACAGACGCGGAAGGAAGGTGAAAAGTTCGGGATACGGTCGAGAGTTTGCCGAAGCCAGGATGACATTGATGCTGGCATCAATATTGCAAACTACGAAATTCTGGATCATTTTGATCCTGACGCTTTTATTTGCGTGGTGTTGGATGAAAGTTCGATCCTGAAATCTTTTACAAGTGCAACGAGGAACGCGCTGATTGATGCATTTGTGCATACGCCTTATAAGCTCTGCTGTACGGCAACACCTGCCCCGAATGATCATTCCGAACTTGGAAACACGGTCGAGTTCCTCGGCATCATGAGCAGGACGGAGATGCTTGCAACGTATTTCATTCATGACGGATCAGACACATCCAAATGGCGATTGAAGGGGCACGGCGAGAAAAAGTTCTGGGAGTTCGTGGCAACGTGGGCGGTATGCGTCCGGTCGCCTGCCGATCTTGGATATACGAATGACGGGTTTGTGCTTCCAAAGCTCAACTTAATCGAGCATATCGTTGAGAGTAAAGCGGCTGAAGGCATGTTGATTTCAAAACTTGCCGAAACGCTTTCAGAGCGCAGGGAAGCCCGCAAAAACTCGATGAACGACAGAGTGAGAATAGCAAACACTCTAACGCAATCCAACGCAGACAAGTGGCTTGTGTGGTGCGATTTTAATGCGGAATCCGCGGCGCTGCACAAGGCGATCACTGACAGCGTTGAAGTACAAGGATCTGACAAGCCGGAATACAAGTCAAAATCAGCTATGGACTTTGCAGACGGCGGCATCCGGGTGCTTGTCAGCAAACCGTCAATTTTTGGCTTTGGCATGAACTTCCAGAGCTGCCACAACATGATTTTCTGCGGAATTTCCGACAGTTACGAACAGTTCTATCAGGCAATCCGTAGATGCTGGAGGTATGGACAAGTCCATGATGTAGATGCACATATCATCATCTCAGAAGCCGAGATGAATGTACTTGACAATATCAAGCGTAAGCAGGCGGATATGGATGTTATGCAGAATAACATGGTTGCGCTTATGCGAGATGTGACCATGAGCAATATAAGGCACACGGTACGAATAACAACAGATTACAGGCCAAAAGTTAGAATGGAGATGCCGACATGGATGTAATAAACAAATATATCACTGAACAATACGCACTGTATAACGCCGACACCTGCGAACTGATCCGGGACTTTCCGGATGCGTCAGTGCATTTTGAAGTATATTCTCCGCCGTTTTCATCGCTGTACACCTACAGTAATTCAGACAGAGATCTGGGGAACAGTAAAGACGACGGGCAGTTTTTCGAGCACTTCCGCTTTATCACATCCGAACTGTATCGGATTTTGAAGCCAGGGCGGATCATGGCGGTGCATTGTATGAACTTGCCGACGTCTAAAGAGCGTGACGGGTTTATCGGCATTAAGGACTTCCGCGGCGACCTGATCCGGGAGTTCCAGTCAGTCGGCTTTATCTATCACGCAGAGGTCACGATTTGGAAAAATCCTGTTACGGCAATGCAGAGGACAAAGGCGCTTGGATTGTTGCACAAGCAGATCAAAAAAGACAGCTGCATGTCACGCATGGGCATCCCGGATTACATCGTAATCATGCGGAAGCCGGGCGCAAATCCGGAACCTGTAATGCACACAAACGAGAGCTATCCTGTTGAGCACTGGCAGAATGTAGCAAGCCCGATCTGGGAATATGATCATTCTCCGGTATGGTGGGATATTAACCAGAGTGACACGCTTAACGCCAGAGCCGCCAGGGACGGGCGGGATGAGCGGCACATCTGCCCGTTGCAGCTCCCGGTTATTGAGAGACTTGTTGAGCTGTATACAAATCCGAACGACATTGTTTTTACGCCTTTTATGGGCATCGGATCAGAAGTGTTTAAGGCTGTCGAGATGGGCAGGCGCGGAATTGGCATCGAGCTAAAACCGGCATACTTTAATTGCGCTGTTGACAACATGAAATCATTAGAACTTGAAAAGGCGCAGATGAATATTTTTGATTTCCTGGGAGGAAACAAATGACCGACATGATAGTTGCAATCTGGATCATAGCGATATGCGAAGCCGTCAGGGTGGTGGAAGCCACCATCCAGACGGCGATGCTTTACAAAGACCGGAGCACGCGGGAAAACGCCTATGCGGAATTTGTCAAGTCCCTGAAGTGGTCAGACCGGCAATACGTCAGGCGGATCCTGAAAGAGTTTGAAGAGCATGAGGATGATGGAAAATGACCTGCACATATCCGGGAGCCTGCCGCCACCAGCATCCAGACAATGACGGCGGCTTCTGGTGCAGGGTATACGGGAAGGGGTGCACCATGAAACTGATTATGGATCCGGGCGAAATTCTCCGGGAATACGAAAACGCAAAGAACAAGTTCCAGCAGGTCAGTATTCTGGCAGACCAGAACTGCGTGAAGAAAAAAGACATGGCTGTATGGCTGAGGGATCAGGGATGCGAAGTTGACGGGCGGTTCTTTTCGGAGGGCCGGAAGCGGTTCGCCGTTGAGCCAGGCCCGGTGCTGAACGAAACGAGCGAGCCGGAAGAGATGATATCCATCCCCGATCCGGTCACGGACTTTCCACCCGTCCACCTGACCAGAGCGGAGGCGGAAGTCACGGCGCAGGTCATCAAGCAGTCGCTGTCAGACATGGCGAAGGTCATGCAGTTCGACACGCTGGTCAACGCGGTGACAGCCTATAAGAAACTCACGGAGGCAACAGATGATAGACAGGATATTTGATATTACGCTGTTTGCGCTGTCCGCCTACATCGCCATCTATCTGCTCACGGTGCACAGCGCGCCGTGGGCGGCTATTGCGATATATTGGGCGGTCAACGCAGTGAAGAACGGGAGGAAGGCATGGAACTGATAGACAAACGCGCGGCACTTGCCTGCTTCCGCGACTGGACAGACCGGAAGGGGAACATTCACGAAGCGGACGAGATGCCGGAGTATCAGGCGATTGAGAGGCTGCCGGCAATCGCGATCCTGACACCGTGCGATGCCTGCGCTTATAATCCGCGGGGAAGCGGTGACGGAAAGCCCTGCACGATGTGCCCGGCAGAAAGGGGGAGCGAATGACAAACGCAGAGAAGATAAAGAGTATGACCGATGAACAGTTAAATTGTTT